TGCAGTAGGTTCTGTAGACATTACTGTTGATGACCAAGGATTCCCATACTTTGTTGGTGAACACAACCTACTAACAGGTCTTGACAACACAGGTGAATTGTACTTCACATATTTCACTTCACAAACAGAATCCACAAATGCATTTTGCTGTTTAGCGTTACCAAATGAGTATGGTGTTTTAGTTGGTTCTGCAAACGGAAAAGTTCACAAGTTTGATACAGAGGGTGTTTATCTTTGGACAAACAATGTTGATACAAACGGAAACACAATTATAAGTTTGACTTCTGATACATCAAATAATTGGTATGCAGCATCAAATACTAACATTTATAAATTTAGATCCAATAATCAATTGATTTGGGAAAAAACAATAACTGGTATTACAACACCAAAAATCAATTGGATTAAACACAAGAATGATTATTTGTATGTAAATGGTGCAACAACAGATGCAAACAACCAGACAGCATTTATCACATATAAAATTGATGCAAATGGTGAATTAGTTTGGGCAAGGTCTTTAGAAATTGCAAGTGCAAACCAAACAATCAGACTTGGCCATAGACAACTAGATGTTTCAGGTGACTATCTTGTTGGTATTGGTTATTCTAAGCCATCAGGTAAATCAAACACATTTGCAACAGTTTATCAATTGCCTGTAGATGGTTCTCTATCTGGAACATATCTTGGTGCAAATGGTAGTTCTTGGGGTGATTTCACTTATGTTGGTATACCAGAAGCAAACACTGCAACAAGTACAACCGTTGGTACCGGCAATACAACTGTAACGATTGCTGAGAATACAGATTACACATATACAACAAATGTAATTGTTTATTCAACTCCTGGTGGTTTGTATGAGAAATCTGTAACACCATTTAAACAAAAATGGCAATTCGATTCTAATGGTAAAATCATAGTACCATCTTCTGGTGACCCAACAGCATTGGATTTGAGTGGCAAAAACATTGTGAATACTGGAAATGTCATATTTAATAATGGTACAACACAAAGAGCTGCAGCACTGCCTCTTGCAAACTTGAAAGTAATTGTTGCTGCATCATCCAGTTTTGCCGATTTTCAGAGTAGAATTGCAGCGTTATAATTAATATAAAAACTATGAATACATTTGACAAGAACATGGAAAAATTATTTGATGTAACACCGGTAGAACAAAAAGAAAAACCTTTGTTGCCGGTGGTTACAAAATCTCAGGATGGTCCAGATTTAAAGAATGATTTGGAAGATGCATATCAACAAACAAAAGATAATCTACAAGACCTTATCGACCAGGGCAAAGAAGCCATGGAAGAAATACTCAACATTGCAAAAGCAGGCCAACATCCTAGAGCCTTTGAGGTGGACAAAGCTATCTTTGTTGGTTCAACCGCAGAACTGAATAAGTTACTTAAAGGTAAAGAATGAGTGGTGATTTAAGATTTGGTGAAGCATATCGGGATAACCCTTTACTTAAAAAAGCTGGTGTTAAGGTAGAATATACCCAAGAGCAGGTTGATGAATACATTAAGTGTTCAAAAGACCCTATCTATTTTGCAAAAAATTATGTAAAGATTGTTAACGTTGATGAGGGTTTGATTAACTTTAAGATGTGGCCTTTCCAAGAGGAAATGATTACACTTTTTGCAAACAATCGTTTCGTTATCACCAAGTGTCCCCGTCAGGTTGGTAAGACTACCACAACAGTTGCATATATGTTATGGGAAACAATCTTCAAAGACACACAAAACTGTGCAGTCTTGGCCAACAAAGGTTCTTTGGCAAGAGATATTTTAGCCAAGTACCAACTGGCATACGAAAACTTACCTATGTGGTTGCAACAAGGTGTTGTTACCTGGAACAAAGGTAATGTAGAACTAGAGAATGGTTCTAAGATTATCGCTGCGTCCACATCAAGTTCCGCCATTCGTGGTGGTGCATTTAACATCGTATTCTTGGACGAATTTGCTTTCGTTCCAACCAATATTGCGGAAGAATTCTTCAACTCCGTTTACCCTGTAATTTCATCAGGTAAAAAGACAAAGATTATTATTGTGTCTACACCTAATGGTATGAATCTATTCTACAAACTATGGATGGACTCAATCAACAAGAAGAATGACTACAAGCCATTTGAAATTCACTGGTCTATGGTACCAGGTCGTGATGAAAAATGGAAAGAAGAAACAATCCGAAACACCTCCGAAAGACAATTCAAACAGGAGTTTGAAACAGAGTTCTTGGGTTCTTCAAATACTTTGGTTTCCGGATACAAATTACAACAACTGGTCTATGTGGACCCTGTTGCGAACCACGATTTGTTGAAAATCTATGAACATCCAGTCAAAGAAGGTGTCAACGAATCTAAATCTGACCACCTATATTGTATAACGGTCGATGTATCTGAAGGTAAAAACCTAGACAGTTCGGCATTTTCTGTCATTGATATCTCACAGACACCGTATAAACAGGTGGCCACATATAAGAGTTCGTCAATTACACCAATATTATTTCCTACAGTCATATACAATACAGCCAGATATTACAATGACGCATATATTCTGGTAGAGATTAACAATAATCCACAGGTTGCAGACTCACTACACTCAGACTTTGAGTATGAGAACCTATGGAAAATATTTACAGGCAACAAAAAGCCTCAACAATTGTCTGCCGGATTTGCCCGTGGTATTCAAATGGGTCTGAAAATGTCACCACAAGTCAAGGCAATTGGGTGTTCCAACCTAAAAACTTTGATTGAGGGTGACAAACTATTGATAAATGACTTTGATACCTATTCCGAACTAACAACTTTTGTTCAACAAAAGAATTCTTTCTCTGCGGAAGAAGGTGCAAATGATGACATGGTAATGTCACTGGTCATTTTCTCATGGGTAACAACTCAACAATATTTTAAAGAAATTGTAAACCACGATATCCGTAAACAAATCCAACTGGAAAGTATGAACCAGATGGACGATGATGTTCTACCTGCACCGATCATTGAGGATGGCCTAGAACATGATTTTGAGATTATGGGTGGTGATGTATGGGAAGTTGCAGATGGTGGAGAAGTCTATGCAAGTTTCACAAGAAAGATGATGGAGAGGTTGTAAATCCAGCCTTTCATAAATATACTTATGGTATTTTGCCAAAAGAACATAATAATTCAAGGAGAATAAAATGGCATTTCAAATCTCTCCAGGCGTAAATGTATCGGAGATCGACCTAACTACAGTCGTTCCATCAGTACAAACTACGGCCGGTGCATTTGCTGGAACATTTCAATGGGGTCCAGCAGATAAAATAAAATTGATTGGTGATGAAATAACACTTGCGAGCACATTCGGTAAACCAGACACATCTACAGCAACATCTTTTTTTACTTGTTCCAATTTCTTGGCTTACGGTAACAGTTTAAGTGTTGTCAGAGCTGTTGGTACTGCAGCAAGAAATGCTGGAGCCGGTCAGGCTGTACAAATTAAAAATGAAGATGTATATGAAGCTACATATTTGTTGGCAGGCAATTCAAACACATATGGTTCTTTTGTTGCAAGATATCCAGGCACACTAGGAAATTCATTAGAAGTTCAAGTTTGTGCTACTAGTGGTCTGTTTTCATCTTGGGCATATAATTCATATTTTACTTCTGCACCAGGCACATCAGAATATGCAACATCTGTGAATGGCGTGGCAGATGAAATGCACATTGTTGTTATTGACAAATTAGGTAATATTACTGGTGTTGCAGGAACGGTTTTAGAAACATATGGTTTTGTTTCTGCTGCATCAGATGCCGTAATAAATGGTACATCTAATTACTATAAACAAGTTATTTTCAATAACTCAAAATATGTTTATGTAATGGATCCAGTTGATTATTCAACAACAAGTGCAACATGGGGCACAACAGCGCTTGGTAAAACTTTTGCTGATCCTGCAGCAATAGCAGTAGTAACACTATCAAATGGCGTTACTACTCCACCAACAGATGGAAATTTACAAACCGCATATGACTTATTTGTTAACAAAGAAGCTGTTGACATTTCATTAGTATTGACTGGTGACCATAGCGTTACAGTTCAACAATATGTAATTGACAATGTTGCAATCTCTAGAGCAGATTGTGTTGCATTTGTTTCTCCAAGATATGTTGATGTTGTTAACCAAGGTGGAAGTGAATCCACAAATATTACAAACTGGTTATCTGCATTGTCAAGATCATCTTCATATGTTGTTGCAGATTCTGGTTGGAAATATCAACTAGACAAATACAACAATACATATCGTTGGATGCCATTGAATGCTGACATTGCTGGTTTGTGTGTTAATACCGATACAGTAAGAGATCCATGGTTCTCACCTGCTGGTCTAAACCGTGGTGCTATTAAGAACTGCGTTAAATTGGCATGGAACCCAACTAAAACATTCCGTGATGCATTGTACAAACAAGGTGTAAACCCTGTTGTGTCTTTACCTGGCCAAGGTACATTGTTGTTTGGTGACAAAACATTGTTGTCAAGACCATCTGCATTTGATAGAATCAATGTTCGTAGACTGTTCATTGTTCTGGAAAAAGCAATTGCACAAGCAGCAAAATATTCATTGTTTGAATTGAACGATGAATTCACCCGTGCTCAGTTTACTGCTTTAGTAGTTCCATTCTTGCGTGACATTCAAGGTCGCCGTGGTATCACAGATTTCAAAGTTGTTTGTGATTCAACAAACAACACAGCACAAATAATTGACAGCAACCAATTTGTTGGTGATATCTACATCAAACCTGCTCGTTCAATTAACTACATTCAGTTGAATTTTGTTGCTGTTGGAACTGGTGTTGACTTCACTACAGTTGTTGGCGCAGCCTAATAAATAAAACGACAATAGGAGAATACAATGGCATTCAACGTAGCAGAATTTAGAGCGAACATGATTGGTGACGGTGCCCGTCCTAATCTGTTCTCAGTCTCTTTAGTTTTTCCAACACTAGCCGAAAACGGTGCATTAGCAGGTCAGAAAGTTAATTTCATGGCCAAAGCTGCACAGTTACCAGGTTCAACAATTGGTACAGTACCTGTTTATTACTTTGGTCGTGAAATGAAGTTTCCTGGAAACAGAACTTTCGCCGACTGGACATTGACAATCATCAACGATGAAGATTTCGCAATACGAAATTCTTTAGAATCATGGATGAACGCAATAAACAGCCACGCAACCAATGTTCGTTCTGGTGCTGCAGCATCTTCTACAGGTTACTCTGTAGATGCAAGTGTTACACAATACGGCAAAACTGGAAACGAACTAAAGAAATACAACTTTGTTGGTATGTTCCCACTCGACTTGGCACCAATTGATTTAGATTGGGGTTCAAATGATGCAATTGAGGAATATACTTGTACATTTGCTTACCAATTCTGGGAAACAAATACAACATCTTGATATATGAGGAGGGCCTTGTGCCCTCCATGTTTTTTTGATTTTATAATTACACACAAAATATGGCAAATACAAATAAATTTTCACTGTTCGGTTTTACAATTTCTCGTCAACAAGATGAGGAAGAAAAAGTCGTTCAACAATCTTTTGCGCCTCCGGCTACGGATGATGGCGCATTAACTATTACATCTGCCGCTTATTACGGCACATATGTTGACCTAGACGGTACTGCAAAGAATGAGGTAGAACTTATTTCTCGTTACCGTGAAATGGCAATGCAACCAGAAATTGAATCTGCGATAGATGATATAGTTAATGAAGCTATTGTACAAGATGATGATGGTAAAATTACTGAAATTATTCTGGACGATTTAAAACAACCAGATAAAATCAAAAAAGCCATCAGAGAAGAATTCAATACCATTCTTCGTTTGTTCAATTACCAAAACATGGCTCAAGATATTTTCCGCCGTTACTATGTTGACGGTAGAATGTATTATCACGTAATTATTGACCGTGAGAATCCACAAGAAGGTATCAAAGAGTTAAGATATATTGATCCACGTAGATTGCGTAAAGTCCGTGAGATCAAGAAACAAAAGGATGAACGCACAGGTGTGGAGATTATGAAACCTGTGAATGAGTACTACATCTACAACGACAAGGTAGTCTCAGGATCAGCCTCAAACTTTGGACCAGTCGGTACACGCATCACAACAGATTCAATCATCTCGGTGGTTTCTGGCCTTATGGATTCACGCAGAGCAGTTGTATTGTCCTACCTACACAAGGCAATTAAACCTTTGAATCAACTAAGGATGATTGAAGATGCAACTGTTATCTATCGTATTTCACGGGCTCCTGAGCGCCGTATCTTTTATATTGACGTTGGCAATCTTCCTAAGTTAAAGGCAGAACAATACCTCCGTGACATTATGGTCAAGTATAAAAACAAACTTGTCTATGATGCAAACACAGGTGAAGTCCGTGATGACCGTAAGTTTATGTCAATGATGGAAGATTTCTGGTTACCTCGCCGTGAAGGTGGTAAAGGTACAGAGATCACCACATTACCTGGTGGTCAAAACCTAGGTGAGTTGGAAGATGTTAAGTACTTCCAAAAGAAATTATATGGTGCATTGTGTGTACCAGTTTCTAGATTGGAACCAAATCAAAGTTTCTCTCTTGGTCGTACATCAGAGATTACCAGAGATGAATTAAAGTTTTCTAAGTTTGTTGATAGACTACGCAACAAATTTTCGGATGTTTTTGACCAAGCTCTTCGTGTACAGTGTGTACTAAAAGGTATTTGTACCAATGAAGAATGGAACTTGTTCAAAGAAAACATTCACTATAATTTTATTAGAGATAATAATTTTGCCGAATTAAAAGAAGCAGAATTAATTAATCAAAGATTGTCTTTGTTGGCTGCGGTTGATCCATACACAGGCCGTTATTTCTCTCAGAAGTGGATTCAACAAAATGTATTGCGCCTAACAGATGATGAGATTGATGGAATGCAAAAACAAATTGACAAAGAAAAAGATATGGGTCTTGGTTTACCTGTTGCAGTAACTAATGATGTTGCACAACAACAAATGCTTGGCCAAGTTCAAACTGACCAGATGGTACAACAGGCACAATTAATGCCTGACCAAGGTCAAGCTGGTGGAAGTTCTGGTGGTTCATCATCAGGAGATTCAAAAGCAAAGAGTTCTAGTGGTTCAAAGCCAGTTAAAGGTGATTTGAGTTTAGAAGATACCACCTTCACTAGATTAAAGCGTATATTATAATTAGGAGATAAACATGGCAACAGCAAGAGAAATATTAGACTATGCAGAAAACGACAGCGCAAAAGAAATGCGTGATGCTTTGTATTCTGCATTACAAGACAGAGTGATGGCACATATCGAAGCACACAAACAAGTGGTTGCACAAAACATAATGAATCCACCAGAAGCAGCTGTTGAAGATGAAGCGATTCAAGCATCAGCTTAATTTTGTCATATTGGTATAAATATTATTCAAACAATAACAGGGATTACAAATGGCAAACAAATTTTCATATCAAGTATTAAAAGATGATACGCAACATGCAGTCATCAAACTTACTGGTGAATTTGATGGTACAGGTCAAGAAAACAATGTGGCCAGAATCCAAGCAAACACTTTATATGGTGCTTTAGATTACTCAAGAGCAAATCTATTGTCATCAACTGCAAACACAGGACCATTGTACTATTATGGTTTGACAATACACCGTATATGGTATGATTCAGATAGTGGCAGCAGTGATGTACAATTATATTGGGCAAACAGTAGAAGTGATTTAGCTAATTCTGGTGTACCAATTATATTCATGCAAGGTAGTGGTGAATATGATGGTGCCGGTAACTGGATTACTATTAAAAATCCAACTGTATCTAATACAGCCACAACATGGAACAACGGAGATATTGCAATTTGCACAAGAGGTCAAGTAGCAAACTCAGGTTATACAATCATTATGGAATTGCGTAAAGACAACGCACACTATGAGCGTGGACAGTTTACCGATCCTGCTGCCTTTAATTATGGTAGTTACGGCATGAAACCATAAGGACCAAAATGAAACTTATTAAAGAAATTACCGAATCAGTAAACTATTTGGTGGAAGAAAAAGATGGAAAGAGAACTCTTTTCATTGAAGGTCCATTTCTAGTTTCTGAAAGAGTTAAGTTTCTGAAAGAGTTAACAAAAACGGTCGCATGTATAAAGAAGAAACCATGCGTAAAGAAGTTGGCCGTTATGTGACCGAATCTGTAGAAAAAAATCGTGCCTTTGGTGAACTGGGTCATCCAGACACCCCATCTATCAATCTTGACCGTGTGTCTCACATTATTGTGGGTCTGCGCCAAGAAGGAACTGATTGGATAGGCAAAGCTAAAATTCTTGAAACGCCAATGGGCAACATTGCGAGAAATCTTATCGAGGGTGGAGGACAACTAGGTGTTTCTTCCCGTGGTATGGGTTCTCTTAAAGCTGTCAATGGTGTTAACATAGTTCAAGATGACTTTCATCTGGCCACAGCGGCAGATATTGTAGCAGACCCTTCTGCGCCTGGTGCTTTTGTGCAAGGTATTATGGAAGGTAAAGAGTGGATGATGGTGGGTGGAATATGGACTGAAGTTCAATACGAACAAGCTAAGAGAGAAATCAAACAAGCTTCTCGTAAAGAAATTGAACAAGTAAGTTTAAAAATATTCGAAAACTTCATCAAAAAACTTTAATTATAAATATCCAATATAAAATCAAGGAGATTCTCAAAATGGGAAAATTTAATCTGACAGACGCCGCTAAAGCTATTCTAACAGAAGGTGCAAAAGAAAATCTTGAAGCCTCTGTGCGTAGTGGTCACAAAGACGGTCCATCTAAACTACCTACATCTGTTGCCTATGGCATGAAAGATGCTGGTGAAGTTGCTGGTGAAATCAAGAAACAAGATGACGAAACTGGTGATTACACCAAAGGTGTTCCAACAGCAACACCTCCTGGCGCAACACCACCAATTGGTTCACAACCAGGCGGCAAGTTGACAGGTCCAGCTGACTCACAAGGTTCTGAACACAAAGCTGTTCAAGCAGCTGCAACAGATTATTCTGCCATTCGTGACAGAATCAAGGCTAAGTTGGCAAAACAAACAATGCATTCCAATCCTGGCGCAACAGCACCTTATGTTCCAGAAGAAGTGGAAACAGAAGAAGAAGTAGTTGCTGAAGAAAAAGAAGGCCATGAAGATGCAGCCGAAGACAAAGCAATGATTAAGTCTATGATGAAGAAACAAAAAATGAAAGAACAAATGGACCAAGATGTTGGTGCATTGCTTTCAGGTGAAGAATTGACCGAAGAATTCAAAACAAAAGCAACCACAATTTTCGAAGCAGCCGTTATTGCTCGTTCACAAGCCATTATGGAAGATGTTGAAGAAGCAATGTACGAAGAATTCGAAGCTTCAGTTGAAGAAATCAAAGAAGATTTGTCTAAGAAATTAGATGACTACATCAACTACATGGCTGAAGAATGGTTCAAAGAAAATCAATTGGCAATCGAAAAAGGCCTTCGTGCAGAAATCGTTGAAGATTTCATCCGTGGTATGAAGACCTTGTTCGAAGATCACTACATTGATATTCCAGAAGAAAAAGTAAATGTTGTCGAAGAATTGACCGACAAAGTTGAAGAATTGGAAGACTCACTAAACGAGCAAATTAGAACTGCCGTTGAAATGAAGAAACAAATTAACGAATACAAAAAAACAGAGGCTATACATGCAGTATGTGAGGGCCTAACGCAGACTCAAGTGGAAAAATTGAAATCACTCGCAGAGAGTGTTGACTTTACCACAGAAGAAGAATTTGGTCGTAAATTGGAAACTTTGGTAGATTCATACTTCCAAACTCCAGTGAAAGCGATTGAAAGCTCTGCATTGCACGAAGCGG